CCACCATTTCAATAAATGACATACTATCTTTGGGTAATTCTGATTTTTCAAATAAAGGCTTCGATGTCACATTTATCGTTTTGAAATTATTCAATGTTGATAATTGTTTTTGTCGAAATAGAGAAAAATTAATTCTTCGTATTTCAGAAGAAGAAACACCAAGTGTCTTCAACAACCATTGAAATTTATTACTTAAACTATCACCAACCGTCCAAACCGCCTTAAAATCACAATTAAAACAATTATAAATTGTCGTATCACCTTGTACTTTAATTCCACCTCTTTGCTTCGTATCAGGAGTTGTACCCATTGGAACACACATAGGGCAATTAAATTTTGTCCACCCAGAAGACGTTGATTGTCTTTTAGTTGGCAAATAAGATAACAAGATATCATTTATGTCGACGGTATCTTCCATGAAGTCCAATGATACGGACAATGGCTAAGTTAATCAACTTTTCAGTAATATTTTCTCTATGTGCCCGATATTATGAACTTTATCTGGTTCTATTTGAAACCGAATCCACTTAAAATTACCAATAAAGTTATAAGCTTCTACACCTAATGAGTCGTTAAAAATCAATTCTGTTCCAAGACCGTCAAAATCTATACCAAACCATTGATGGTCATCTGAAGGTGGTTCATTGACTAAAGAAGCTTCGACACGTACAATTCCAGTAAATCTATTAAGATAAATTGCAATAGTATGCATTATTTCAGTATTTTTTATTGTCTTGACTGGAACTGACGTAGTATGATATCTAAGATTTTCGGATTTATAAAGATATCTACCATAACTGACGGGGGTTAATTTATCTAACGGATAACATTCAATTACAGTAGCCCTTTGGGGTATAGGAACCGCACCTTCGCGAATTTCCATAAATCCTCTAACTTGACGATTTTGGTCTGTATATAATACTTCCTGTGATCCATCTGATGATTCTATCAAAACTGCAAAGCGAAAAAAATTCGGATATATGTTTTCAATTTCAGATGGATATATTGTTAGTCTAACAAGGCCCTTTTCGGAATCTACTATCTCCAATTCTTTCGATATAACCGGTTCCATTGTTGCTACATCAGTGATAACGATGGATAAGTTTTTTGAATTTAAGTTTATTGGTTTTCTGTCATTGTTTCTTACAACAAATTCAGTTTTAGTAAATACTCCTTTATAGGCAATGAAATCAGAATTACTGAGGGGCATGTTGGAATTCTCCACAGCGTGATCGGTTTGAGTCAAATGTATTTTTCTATCCGACACGTATAGTTTAACTTGCATGTATCTATTTAAGAAAAATGAAAAATTAAATAAGAAAGAAACGGAGTAGTATTGGTGGACACAGATATATATAAAAATTTACAAAAAAAATTCCCATTTTTATCAATCGGGACATATCTAGATGAACATCATTGTGGAATTATACAAAATTCTGATAATCAATTCGTTTCAATGTACTGCTATGATCAAATTCATGATGTTCAAATAAAAAAGGCATTCATAAAATATGGAGAAGTTTGGTGGTGGGAAAGTAATCACCAAATCCCAATTAATATATTTTTTGGAAGTAGATTTAAAATATTCAGACAATATTTGAGATCGTTCGTTAAAAAAGACTTCGAACTTTTAATAGGCCCAATGGTAAGCTTGGGCGAACCGACACAAAAACGATCAAAAAGACGCCAAATATCACTTATCAATAAGAATTGTTATAATGACAAAAAAGATCAATGAGATTTTTATCATCCTTGATAATATCAACTGTATTTTTTGCACCAACAATGGTCTGTTCGATTAGATATATTTCATCTTCTCGGACATAACGCTGGCCATTATTTTTTCGTTTTTCATTTTGCCTTATGGCCTGTTCAAGAGATGCACTTATGTACAATAAGGCAGTTTTATATCCAAGATTTTTGGCGTTATTGAGACGGGAGATAGCAGGCTCGATGCGTGATGCCGTTCCCATAGCAATAAAACTTATTTTATTCTTCATTAATTCATTTATGCGTTCTGACACCACCGACAGGGCATGTTTGAATTGATCGCCCGCATAATCGGTGTAAGAGAGTTCTTCCATAACCTCATCGATATCCATGAGCGGCAATGGCAAAAATTTCGATATCACGTGTGTCTTACCAACAGCAATTCCTCCGGCCACCATGACATAGGTGGGGTGCTTGTTAGCCATTGAAATGATGTCTTTAAAATTTCCGACAACCAAGGACATGATTGACTCCATTCAGAAGGTTCAATCTAATGACAATTTTATCTTTTGTCAACGTTATTGTCGGATTTTTGCAATTCTTCAACTATTAAATTCATTTGTAAAACAATCAAATGAGCATAAGCATATGCATGCGGCTTTTTAAAAAAGGATTTTGCTAATTTTGGATTTTGCGGCCGTATCCATATTGTTTTTTCTATTTCATCCCAATCTTTTCCGATCAAATTAGCTTTTGCTGGCCGTATCATACCAAGAATCATGGCAATCTGATCTATATTTTTTGGTGACATTTTTTTAACAGTTTCAAAATGACCATGCAAATGCCATATTTGATGACCTTCAACAAATTCCCTATAAGTTAATAATTCCCAAATTGGTTCAGTTTGCAATAATTCTTTCATATGATTGGAATCTCTGACACGGCCATATATAAAACCGGCCGCATTTAACATATCAATCTTGAAATATCCACGATCTTGTGCCGCTTTATGGTCTATACTTGATAGGCCAGTAATAGGATCAATGGGAATTTTATGAAAATAAATTCCAGTATTATGCTTTTTTACAGAATTTCCATTTATAATAGATGCCGGTATATGATCAAAATGTCTCAACACGACATTTCTATCCGCAACATCTATGTCAATGTCTGTTTGTGTTTTCATTTTGTATTATCGACAATCAACTTGAGTTGTCTGTTTATATTCTCGTGTTCTTCGATTGTTATTATAGTGTTCATTTCCATCGAAAATGATGTTTTTTCTCTCGAAATATATTTTATTCTAATAACTTCCACATGTGTATCAGTCAAATCATACATTCTCTTACTCATTGCGGCTAACAAGAAACGAAGTTGTCCATGTGATTTTTTCTCATAATCACCATTAAATAAATCTTCTATGGAGTCAATTATAATCATCTTATAAGTCAACATAGATAATTCTGACCATTTGGATTTTCGTTTTCCAAATATTTTTATCTTTTCATCCCACATCATTTCGACTTGTTTTATGTCTTCCGTGTGAATAGTTAAAAATAATCGAATATCTTTTTCTATATTATCAATAAAAACTGCTATATTTGTCATTCTACACGATCTATTTTATTTTCCATATCACGCTTCAATTCATTAATCTCTGAAGCTAATTTTCTACAATAATGCTCTATAGTTTGCAATCGAATGGCCATTTTTTTATTTTCTTTTTCTATATCAATTACTTTATTGGAAAGTGCTTTTGCTGATAATCCATTATAAATATGATATGTTTTTGAATCTATAACAATCTCAATAATATCTTTTTCTGCCAAATTGGCTGTTATTTTTGGAATTGAATTTTTAGATTCTTTCTTTTTTTCATTATATGAATCGCTATATATGGTTTTCATCAATTATTTATCCATAGTTAAAGTGCATATTTTTCAAATAATTTCATAAAATAATCAACATCATTCTTTTCTATTTGAAATTTTTTCAGCCAATACGGAATATCAACATAAGATGATAACAATTGTTGTTGTTCTGGACTAAATCTTTCCAACAATCTTTTTCCACCATCGGAAAGAAATAAAACCCATGGTGATAATTTGTGCCATTTTACCATCTGTAAGGCCATTGGAACAGAAAGGAGATCAAAAAACTTTCTCCAATCATTCCCAGTTTCAACTGCCCACGTTTCCATCAACTTAATCGTTCGAGTCACTGCCTGATCAGGTGTTTCAACTTTAACATAGTCGTTGAGATATTTCAGATAAATTTGTTCTTTGTTCCAATCATCGACCGGAACAGCATATTTTATTAACCAATCAACATAAAATTCATAACGACATACACAATTATTATCGATAAAAAATTTACCAAAACGAACAAACGCTCCCCACAGAGATGAATCACAAAACTCTCTATATGTCTTTTCTTTTTTTGTTTTTAGTGCCTTTGAGCAAAAACGATCAAATGCATAATAAGCGATTTTTACATCCCTATCATCACGACGAAGCCATCGATTTTTCTTGGCACACATGTGTCTGGCCATAGTCGTTTCTTTGGCAAATGAACGATTACAAAAATTACAAACAAATTTTTGATCAGCCTTTTTCATTTAATTCCTTTTTTATCTGATCGATTTGTTTTTTATCATAGTTATATTGCTCGGCCAAATCAACAAAATAATCGACCGAATTTATACGAATATACGTATCTATTTCGTCATCTGTCCACCATGGATATATCTGTCTCACAAGTTCAGAAATCATAGATGAAGTTTTTGATCTTTTCATCGGGCCAATCCAATTATGATATTGTTTTGTTCCTAGCCCAACGACCGTTAATAATTTCCACTGTAAATCCGGATGTGATGTAAGTTCAAAAAAGTGTTTATTTATTTCATTGGTTGCTAATAAATGATAGTCAGTTATGTCTTTCGATCCACTCACAGAACTACAAAATCGCAAAGCCGTAAATGGAACAAATCCTTTTTTATCTTCATCAGACAAATTTGAGTAAAAGTTTTTATCTCTACGATCAATAGATTCTAATACATCTTTTATTTCTAATTTATATTTTTTATCTTTTTTCTTTTCTGCCATAATAAATATTCTACATTACAATTGATAAATAGTTCAACATCAGGATCATCTCTGGTTAAAGATGATAAATAAGAATGTTAGATATCAAAGGAGACTACATCAATGGGTAGGCCGTTAAATAAACGATTTTTTGGAGATCCATCGGAAGGTGGCGTCCAAATAAATTTGACAGAAGCATGGATACCTGGAGCCGGATCATTAACGGCTGCTGCATGGATTGTCAAACAGACCGGCAATGGTCGATATGTAGTGACTGATGGGGCCGATACCGGCGTAGTTAATCTGGTCGATACAAGTCCAGTAGTTGAAGGACAAGCACGTATAGAAATAACCATCTATGGTGGTGGTACCGAAAACGCCAAACAAATCAATTCTCATCAAGTTAAAACATTTGACGGAAACGTCTACCGTTGGTTGCCAACTGGAGCCATAGCAGACGGTGATGCCGATCTTCCACTTTCTTAATAATATTCCGGGGTAAAACCCCGGAATATTTTTACAAGTGAATTGTTTTCTTTATACAATATTTGGTTAAATCAATATTATTGGTTGGGAATTTGTTTATATAAACTTGTTCAGCCTTAATTTCAGATTTCATATGTTTCATTCTATCTATGTCAGAAACAAATAGACAAACTATATCATCTTTTCCGATATCATTGTAATTTTCATAAGGTCGTAAAAATATACAAGGAAGTTTTGTATTATCTAAATTTTCACTATTTGTGATCAATGATGGCATAACATAATATGCATTTTCAAGTTTAGATAATATTCGTTCTCCTTTACACACTACATTCTTTTTGTGGGAATCTAAAACTGAAATATATTTTTTATATCGTTCTTCACTCAATAATGGACCCATTGTGGTAGTTTTTATCAATGGATCACCGACTACTATTTTTTCAGTTAATAAAGTTTCCATTTTTGATGCAAATTCATTGAATATTTCGGATCTCAGATAAATCATTCTCGGCATATATGCATTTTGTCCATTATAATTTAAACAATATTTTATATACCGAATTATACTTTCAAAATGTTTCTCGTCATCTATTACAATGGAATTTGATACCTTTGTAGTAATTGTTTTTATAGATTTGGTAGAACACAATCTTGTTAAGTCAGTAATAACATTATCATTTCCATTAGCACAAACAACATCATAATTACCAAGGCGTATAGAATTTTTGATATATTCGCTATCACATATTATGATATTTGATGAATCAATTTTTCCACAATATTCCCGTATCACAGAACTTAACATTTCATTAATTATGATAGAACTGATTGCCGTCTTTGACGACGGTTTCCAAATTACCGTATTCCCACATAATAATGCAGAAAATGCATGTTCAGCCCATGTCTCTAAACCGTTAATTGAATCTGTTATAATCAAAACAGTACCATGTGGATAGTATTCTATTAAACTATCAGATTTCGGTTTATCAGTTTCAATTATATTTCGAATAATATTTGCAGTTTTTTCTATTTTATCCTTGGCCGCATTTTCAGTTATACCAAGTTCATCAATAAAAATATCCTTGATATCGTTTTTTGGTGACGACAAATCTTTGATAAATTTACGAAACGCATCAATTTTTTTAGAATTCTCAACCGATTTCCATCTAACCAATGCACGTCGTGCAATATCTGGAATTAGCTTCTGATCTTTATGCTCTATAATTCCGAGAAGATCACCATCTATTGGCGAATAACATTCATAATTTTTATCTGAAATATCTTCTTCTGTTATTTCACTTGCCCATTTAAATTTCATCATTACACCATCTTAGAAATATCCAAACTATCAGGGAGCTTGTTAGCATCTCTAACAAAATATGCACATAATGGACCACGCTCATCGTACTTGTCAGTCAATGGGACGCAAAGAAGATGACCATATTTTAATTGCGGAACAAACCATTTTATATCAGGAAAAGTAGTTATTATTTCTACATCAAGACAATCAGGCATAAAACTCTTAATTGGATTAAAACAAAAAGCTTGAAAATCATACTTTCTATCATTCAACTTTGATATAGAAATGATTTCAACTGCACCCAAGTTCTTATCCGCAATTACTATTGACCAATCAAGAGGAACTTCTATTTTGTATTTTCCTATTTGCAATAGTGTCGAAGATGACATAAAAGTTTCCATAAAAATTAATGGTATCCACAAATAATCAACTTCTTCTGAATTTGAATAATCAAGTACACAATATCTTATATCTTCTATTTCTTCCGGAATACGATCCATGATAAAGGTCGTATTCTCCGATGTTAATAATCTCATATTAAACTCTCAATAATACTCTTACTATTATGATCGAAACGATCAATTTTTGTCAATTTAAACGGATATTGTGCATCTTTGTAATTTCTTTTTCTTTCAGTAAGATGTCTAGCAGAAAATTTACAATTTGACGTTATATCCCATATTCTTACAGAATCTTTATCAGATGCCCTTCTTAATCCACGACCAATTGACTGTATGGTTCTCACAAAACTTTTTCCGGCCTCGACGATAATTAAATTAAATATTCTTGGTATATTAATACCAACAGCGGCGACACCATATGTGGCAATTACGACTTTTTCGTCTTCAATATTGACTTCATCATATGCCTCTTTTCTCTTTTTTGATTTAACAGACCCATTGATGAAAATGGAATCGGAAATCAACTCTTTAAGTTTTTCACCGCATTCTATTCTATCAACAAGAACAAGAGTATTTCCTGTTTTTGCTATCTCCGAAACTGTCCACGCTAACCATTTAATTCTTTCCGTATCGGTAACCAGATAATCCAATTCACTATGCCAGTCATCATACTTCACTGTCTCCAATGATTGAATTATATCGATACGACAATTTGCCAAGAATCCCTTATCTTGTAATTCTTTTGCCGTCACGCTGCCACGCAAAGGACCAATCGATGATAAAATGGAATACCAATTCCATTCTTCCTTTGGAACAGTACCAGTCATGCCTATTCTAATTGGAATGTTAGCAAATGGTCCGGTGAGTAATCGCTTTAAAACATCAGCTTGTACTGTGTGTGATTCGTCGACTATAACAGAAACAACATCATTAGTTATTTCTGACATATCAATGTCAGATAACCCATCTTTTGATCTTTTATTTAAACTTTCCAATGACTGCCATGTACAAATGGTATGAAGATGATTAAGTTCTTTTCTATCACCGTAAAAGACACCAACATCAAGCCCTAGCATTTTAAAGTCAGATTCAGTTTGTACAACCAAATCTTTTGATGGAACAATCAAAACACTACGGCCATAACGTTCGATTGATTTTGACAAAACTGCACATAAAATTGTCTTTCCCGCACCAGTCGATATTTCCTGAACACATTGTAATTCAGACAAATAAGTATTAGCGGCTCTAACTTGATGATCTTCAAGAATTATCTGTTGTCCCTCCATACGATGTCCTTTTGGCCATGTATGTTCTGACAAGAAATTCTTATCTATCGGATCAAATTCAAAATTCCATTCTTTTCTATTGTCTTTTATTTTTATCTGATAGCCGTGTTGTGAAATTATCGGCAATACCTTATCGAGAAGATTTAGGAAAGTTCCGCCACCCTGAGTGATAAAACTAACTGTACCGTCCCATCGTCCGGCCTTATATTGAGGAGTATGTCTTGCATAAGGAACCTTGATACACAAGGCTTTTACCAATTTTCGTCTTACTTCTAGATCAATATTATGAAAACGAACATTGCATTCATCTTTTATTTCTAAAATAGTTTCTTTCATAAACCAATGATACAGTAATAATGATTAATGAATCCATTTATTTACCAGATTTTAAGCCATTAATTTCAATTTCATTGACGAGAGATGCGGTTTGTTTTGGTGACATGTCGGTAACAATTTTTTCTATATTGCCGGTTTTTGCATTTATAATCATAATTGTCGTTTTGGTAATAACGTTATTATCAATTTCATAATCAATTACATAATGATAGCGACGTCGTTCAACCCGTTTCAGCATACCTCATTTCACCGCCTGCCCACATGATTGCTGATATTTCGGCTACTTGGGAATCGACAAAGCCAACATCATCTCCATCTCTAGGCAAAAATATATCTGTTGATGGAAAATTTTTAATTATCCATTCTTTAAAATTTTCATGTAAATTCACATTAATTGGCACAAAAGTCATCTTATAAAAATTTTTTGTATCCATTTTTTCTGAAACACCAAAGTCATATTCGTCTTTATATAAAAATATCATCTTTTTTTTATTTTCTACTTTAACATCATAATATAATATCATAAATTCCTCTCAAAATAATAATAGCCATTGTGATATTTTCATCGTAATCCGAACAAAAATGAAATATTATCTTAACACCACCAGATGTATTTACACATTCCATACACCATAAACCGTCAAGTTCTAATATATTAATTTCTTCTCTGAATCGATCAGCATTTTTTATGAAATCCTTCCATAGGTCATGCTTTATAGTAATTGAACATTTATCATAAAAACAAAAAGCCCCCCGTGGGAGGCTTTTATAACCATCGTCGTAAAATAGTGGATGTTTGTTACCAGTCCATTCGATCATTCGTGATATATTATCTCCGATTCCATATTTGCAACACGCAATTTTACTATATTGGTAATCTGAAAATGTTTATATTCTAAGCCCTTGGTAATCCCAAGCCATTTATTTCTTATCAATCCAACTAAATTTACAATTTCGGCCATATCGATATATTCAGATTCTCCTTGAATATATTTTTCGATATCTCTTTGTTTCAGACTATGATTATAATGTTCAAAATATTGACGATACAGCTTACTTTCAATTTTTCCAAGCCTCATATTGAGAAGTTTCAATATTGCCTCAATTTCTTGAAGTTGACCATACCGTTTCGTTACAATTTGTGGCAACAAATAGGCTTCACGTTCAATGAGACCATTCGAGGCAATTTCTTTTCTAGCTTCTTCATATTCTGCATTGAAATAAACAATCGCCTCATAAATTGGATCATCTTTGTCCGTTTGTACTATTTTAGTATACCACTCCATTAATAGTCCTCATCATCCTCGTCATCATGTGGATCATCTTCTTCCAAATAATCAGCAAGGGCCGCATCAATGGACGAATCTTCTCCGCGTATTTCTAAGTTGTCTTCAATATATATTCCATGATCTTCAAGGACTTTGAAAAAGGAAAATATCACATCAACTCTTTTTTTCTTATCAACGTGTTCTTTAAACACATCCCATATTTCTAAAATTAAACGACTCTCGTCATTCATCACCTTCATCCTCTTTATCATTCTCTATAACAGAAGAAATTTCTGTTTTATTTTTCTTTTGCAACAACGGATACTCCAACATCATCTTATCGAAGATTTCATGAGTAAACTGTTTGCGAAAATACTTATGTTCAACGCCTTCCACATCTATATATTTTAGCCTATTTCCATCTTTTTCGACAACTCCAAGATGTTCAAAAAGTTCTAAAAGTCCAGAATATGGATCAAGGCCACCATCAAATCTAATTCTCATTTCCAATGTCTTCATGACACCAAGAGGATTGAAACGGCCTTTATGAACAGAAACTTTCGATCTAATACCTACTACATCGGAAATTTTATTTCCGTCTTCATCTTCTTTTAATTTTAACTTTTGCATCAAGAGAATTAATCCACTAGCAAATTCTATTCCATGACCACCACTGATTTTCGGATCATGTGCAAATAAGTCCTGATTGTCATAAATGTGATTTGTCATTAACAGAGATATAGGATATCCGCGTATTTTACTCATAAACACATTGACCATAGCCTTTAAAGCTTTTGGTTTACGTCCCATATCACCTTTCAAATCTCCTTTTAATGCTTGATCAAGCTCGGTTCTCGATGACAACATACCCAACGAATCAATTACAACTAACAAAGGTATTCGATCTTCTTCTTTTGTATCTTTTACTGATTCGATATACTGGTCAACGAATTTTATTGCATGTTGAATGCAATCATCAACAAGATTTAATTCATCTCTTATAATAAATTCAGAGTCTGTATCAACGCCAGTTTTTTCTAGCCACTCGAAATTCATTGCATTTTCAGTATCAATGATATATACGAGTCCACCTTCATTCATGACTTGTTGTATAACACTCGCAGCCATAAAAGATTTACCAGATCCAGATTGTCCAGCAAACATAGAAATTTGACCAAGTGGAAATCCTCTTTGGAAATCACCACTAACATACCAGTTTAATGCATAATTTCCGATACTAACCCATCTAAGTTTTTGATTAACTATTCTCATACCAGGTATTTCTTTCGTTATACCCTTACGAAATTTTGAAATATCGAAATTCATCTTTAACTCCATTTTGAGAAAAAAATCAGAGGGATCGATGATCCCTCTGATGGTGGTCTTTTACGACTGCGATGCAGCTTTTCTTCGACGGATCATTTCCATCAAAGCATCAGGAGTTTCTTCTGATGTCGAACTGACCTTACTTTCCAATTTTGACATTGCATCGACCTTAGTAGATGCTGTGTTATCATCTTCAGGTTGTGC